AGAATGTTCGAGCCGGCTGCGCTGAACACACTGATGCTGTAGCTCCGAGCCTCGCTGACCTGTGAGTACACGCTTGCGCCGTTCGAGCGAGTCACGCTAACCGTGCCGCTTGTGCCAGTCACGTCAAACAACACGTCCCACGCGCTGGCCGAGCCCGTGGACAACCACGTGCCGTTGAACGTCGATGAGTTTGTGGTGACGGTGTATGTACCGTTCGTGTTGATCGTGAAGGACACCTGGGCCAACGCAGGCTCACCGTTTGTGTACTGCGTGTCGATGTACGAGGTAGCAATGCCAGCCGGTGCGGAAACCAGCGATGTGGCTGGCGCCACCGACGCGTTCGTGATCTTCTCGACCTTCAGCACCGAGCCAGCACCAATCGTCACGGTCTGACCGTTGATCTCCGGGGCCGAGATGATCTGGAATGCACCAGCTACGGTGCCTGTGATCACCAGCGCTTGCACTTGAATCAAGCTAAACGCCGTTGAGCTGTACGTCGCCGACGCGTTCACGTTTGCGAAGTGCCCCGGGAAGTACGCGGCAAGACCACCACCAACCGCCGAGTACGCCTGACGAGTCTGACCGTTCGCGTTTCCGACCATGGCGGTTGCCGAGAACACGGTCTGTGCACCACCACTGGTGGCATGGAACGGCGTCTCAGAGCCGATCCACACGCCCGTCGTTTCGGCTGGCGACCGCACGCGGATGTACGCCGTCACCATGTACGTGCTGTTCGTCTCCAGCGGCAGCGCGAAGCCAGGGACGTGCTCAAACGACGCGTTCGTAGACGCAAAGTCAGCAGACAACCGAACGGTGTTGACCTCGTGCGAGGCCGAGATCGTGACCGCGCCTGCCGACGCTGACAACGCGATGCCGGTACCTGCACGCAGCGACCGAAGCTGCGCCGTGTTGTTCGCGGTGTTCGCGGCCTCAACCAGCGAGACACCAGTACCAGCGCTCTCCATGGCTTGCACCCATGGCGGCACAGCAGCACCGTTGGCCGCCAGCAGCACCGTGCCGGACGAGTTCCGAATCGTCAGGCCGTTGGCGTTGATCTTGCCGGCGCTAATTGAACCCGATTGAATCCGGTCAGCCGACAAGAACCCAGTAGCAATCTGGTTGGCAGACAGCGTACCTGCTTGAATGCGATCCGCGTTCAAGGTGTTCGCAATGATGCGGTCACCTTGCATTGTGTTCGCAATGATGCGGTCACCGTCAACGGTGTTCGCTTGAATCTTGCCACCGACCAACGTGTTCGCTTGAATGCGGTCACCGTTGATGGTGTTCGCGGTCATCATGTTCGTCGTGATGCTGCCGTCAACGATCAGCTCGCCCGCGTTGCGCTTGCGGCACTCAAGATTCGTCACCCAGATGTTCGAGGTGTTCGAGTGACTGTTCCGGTAGATGCGGAACCGTGCACCAACCGTGTTGGCCGGTGCAGCGGATGTGATGCCGCTGAACGTCTGCCACGTTGTCGTTGGGTCGAAATAGAAGCTGTGAAAGTTGTTCGTGGTGCCATCAGCCAGCTTCCAGTACACAAGCAGCCGAACTGTGGTGTTCGTGAACGTGCCGCTGTCACGCAGCGCGGTCACGCTGTACCTGAAGGTGTCACCAGCCTTGGCATCAAACCAGTCCGTTCTCGGTCGGCGCCAGCACTGGTGGCGTTGCACGAGACACCACCGTGTACCCTGCCGGCACGCTTGCCCAGTTCCGAAGGTCACCAGTCTGGAAGTTTCCGTTTGGAATCAGACCTTGGTAGTCAAAAATCGCGATCTTCTCGGCCGTGACCGCGTTGGCCGCCAGCTCGGTTGTGGACACAGCGCCAGCCGCGATCTTGCCAGCAACAATCGCGTTTGCTGCAATGTTGTTTGCCTGAATCCGATCAGCTTCAACGGCGCCTGAGTACAGCTTCTGACTGGTGATCACCCCGTTGACAAACAAGCTGTTGCTGTCAATTGAGTTCGCTGCTAGCTTGCCTGCCGTAACCGCAAGCGCGTCAATTTTTGCTGCCGTGATCGCGCCGTCCACGATCAGCTCCGAGCTGTTCATGCGTCGGACAATCACACCGCCAAATTGCGCTTCAGTCGCTGTGTTGTTGTTCTTATAGAACCGGAGGCGCAAGAAGCGCTTAGCGGGCGCGGTCACCGTGAGAGTTGACTCAGTGGTCGTGCTTGAGCTGATCTGGGTAAAGTTCGTTTCAGTGAAGTTCGTGCGTGCCTCGTCATCAGCCCACTCAAGGTTGTACACGGCACCGCCAGCGACGCCACCAACCGAGCGACCTTGCACTGAAATGAAGTACTGGCGTCCCGGTTCAACTGGCATGTACTTGGTGTACACAAAGCCGACGTACGCACCCGACGCGCCAGCGAGCTTCATGAACCTAGTCGAACGGAATGACGGATCATCAGTGATGCTGGTACCCCAGGCCGTCCACGAGCCTGTGCCGGATGAGTTAGTCCAAGCCGAGTTGTCGATCATCATTGGATCGGCAACTATGTTGCTTGTGTCAGTGACAACGATCTTTGAGGCAGTGACGGCGCCAGCGGCCAACAACGCCGTACTAATTTGGCCGGCCTGAATGTTTGCGGCAGTAATTGTGTTCGCTGCAATCTTGTTGCCGGTGATCACCCCGTCCACAAACAAGTTGCTTGCGTTGATTGCACCAGCGTCAATCTTGCCGGCCACCACACTTGCAGTCGCCAACGCACCTGCACCAACAACACCGTTGACAAACAAGCTAGACGCGTTGATTGCGCCAGCCGCAATCTTGCCTGCCGTAATCGAGTTAGCTGCAAGGTTGTTTGCTTGGATGCGATCAGCTTCGACTGCCCCCGAGTACAACTTTTGACCAGTGATGACCCCGTTGACGAACAGACTGTTGCTGTCAATCGAGTTAGCTGCAAGCTTACCGGCGATGATGCTGCCACCAAGAATCTTCTCGGCGGTCACCGCATTGGCGGCAATTTCGGTTGCTCCAATTGCACCAGCCGCAATGTTGCCCGCTTGAATCCGATCAGCCTGTACTGCGCCTGTGTACAGCTTGGCTGACGTGATGCTGTTTGCACCAATGCGATCGGCCGACAGCGTACCAGTGGCAATCTGGTTAGCTGACAACGTGCCGGTTTGGATTCGATCAGCGTGAAGTGTGCCTGCCGTGATTGCAGTTCCGCTGATGCCAGCGGCATTGATCATGTTTGTGGTGATCGTGCCGTCAACAATCAGCTCCGCGCTTGCGGCCTTGCGGAACACCGGCTTTGCAAAGTACCAGTTCCCCGTGCCGCCGGAGCTGCCACGCGTGCTCAGGAACACACGAGCTCGTGCAGGTACAAAGCCGCCGATTGTTGCAGGTACGCTGTGGATGCCAGAGATCTTGACCCACGTCTGGTTTGGCGCCGCACGAGTGGCAACCGTTGCCCAGTTAACGCTAGCACCAGTCACATCGCGGTACTCGACCATGATGCGGCACTCTCGGTTTGCCGTGGCGTCAGAAGCGCACAAGACCTCCACGTAGTACGAGTCGCCTGGTGTTACCTCAATGGTGCCGGTACCAAACACATCAACTGCCCCGGCGCCAACGGCAACCCGAAGCACAAAGGCCGTAGGGGCATTTGTTGGAACGCCACCGGCGCTGCGTGCAAGCGCGGTAGACGCGCCGCCAGTCCAACCATCGTTGCTTGCTGCACCGTTAACCGAGAAGGTTGGGTTTGGAAACCCGTTGGTGAAGTCGGCAAGCACCAGCTTAGATGCCGTGATGCTGTTCGCGGCAATCTCAGTCGCGCCAATTGCACCAGCCGCGATGTTGCCTGCCTGAATGCGATCAGCTTGCACCGCTCCTGTGTACAGCTTGGAGGACGTGATGGTGCCTGCACCAATCCGATCAGCGGACAGGGTTCCGGTAGCAATTTGAGTGGCCGACAAAGTACCGGTTTGGATACGGTCAGCGTGCAGCGTGCCTGCTTGAATGACACCACCACTGATACCGCCAGCGGTGATCTTCTCGGTTGTGATTGATCCGTCAACGATTAGGCTGCCCGTAGCGCGACGGCGAACGACGACGCCACCGAACGTGACCTGACCATCACCACCACCAGTGCGCTCAAACACCAAGCGCATGCGGCGAACGCCGCTGCCGGTCAGCACGCTAGCGCCAAATCGCTGCGTAGAGCTGACCGCGCTGCTTGACCCGATCGTTCCTGATGTCGAGGCCGTGACAGCGCCAGCAGCCGACAGCGTGGCCGTTTCCCAGTACGCAACGGCGGTTCCCGTTGTGCCGTTTTCTCGGCTTAGGTGCAGCTCAACGCGGTAGTCAGTGCTTGGCTCAACTTGAAACCACTGGGTGGCAACCAGCTCAGTGTCAACAGAAGGCGTAATGATCAAACGACGCTGACCAGTGCCAGTGTAAGACGTGCCAGTGAACAAGTACGGTGCTGCGGTGGACGTGCTGTAGAACCCAGTGTCCTGCATGTCAAAGTCGGGGAACACGTTTGAGGTGTCACCAACAAACAGCTTGCTTGCCGTAATTGAGTTCGCAGCAATCTGCTCGGCACCAATAGCACCGGCCGCAATGTTGCCCGACTGGATTCGATCAGCCTGCACGGCACCCGTGTACAGCTTGGACGACGTGATGGTTCCAGCGCCAATCCGATCAGCCGACAACGTACCGGTTGCAATTTGCCCAGCGGACAACGTGCCTGCTTCAATGCGGTTGGCATTGAGCGTGCCAGCTTGAATGACATCACCATCAATGCCAGCGGCCGTGATCTTGGCTGTGGTGATGCTACCGTCAACAATCAGCTCGGCGTTGGCGGCACGTGTGAGAGTGATTTCGTCCCACCAAAACGTACCCACACCGGTGGTGTACAGGCTGACCCGCAGATACGCGGTGTTGGCAGGAGCTACAAACGCGTTGGAGCGCAGCGACCATGTTGGCGATGGGTTATCCCACTGCACCGAAGATTGAGACAGCAACGCGTTTGTTGCGCTGTACCAGCGGATACGCAGGCTGAAGTTGCCGGTTGCGGCTTCATCAGAGCGGCCCCAACCACGGAGCATGAACGCGTCACCGGGTTGGCAAGGAACGATGTTGCCTTCGCTGATGACGGCGTTTGCCGATGATGCCTGCACCATGCGGTACACCCAGGAGCCTTGGTATGGCTCGCCAGCGGTGTTCACGATGCGGGTTGACGCCGTCCAACCAACCTGACCAGCTTCGAAGTTCGCGTTCTCAACAAGGTTTGCGAACGACTTGATCAGCAGCTTTTCGGTCGTGATCGCGTTCGCGGCAAGCTCGTTCGCGCCGATAGCACCAGCCTGGATCTTGCCGCCAGTGATGCTGTTCGCAACAATGTCGGCGCCGTCAACTGCCGCCGTCCAAGTGCTACCGTCCCAACGGAACAGCTTGTTCAGATCCGTGCGATAGATCAGGCGGCCAACAAAGTTTCCTGTTGTTGGATTGGTTGTGGTCAGCGTTGGCACCGACAACGAAGTCGCAAACTTGGTCGCGTCAAGAGCGCCGGCGGCAATACGGGCGACGTTCAATGTGCCCGTTAGCTTGGCCGCATCTAGATCCGAGATCTTGCTGTTTGGGATGGCTGGAATGTCAGCCAAGTCCACATCCGACACCCAAGCTGATCCGTTCCAACGAAGCAACTTGTTTAGATCCGTGCGATAGATCAGGCGGCCAACGAAGTTGCCAGTTGATGGGTTGCTTGTGGTAAGCAGCGGAACTGTCAACGAAGTTGCAAACTTGGTTGCGTCAAGCGCGTTGTTAGCAATCCGCGCAACGTCTAGTGTTCCAGTTAGCTTGGCCGCGTCCACCGCCTCAATCTTGGCATTAGGAATGGTGGGAATGTCGTCCAAAGCGACAGCAGCAGTCCAACCAGAGCCGGTGTTGCGATATAGCTTGCCGTCATCGGTGCGGAAGACAACACGCCCCGCTGTGTGCGGTGCGGCTGGAAGCGCGCCCGTGATGATCTCAACTGGCTTGATTGAGCTTGCAAACTTGGCGGCATTGATCGCGCCGTCTTGAATGCGCGCCATGTCAAGCGATCCAGTTAGCTTGGCGGCGTCAAGCGCCGCAATCTTATCGTTCGTGAGCTGACCACTGATGTCCACAGCCGCAATACTTGCAACCCACCCAGACCCAGTGTTGCGGTACAGCTTGCCGTCATCGGTGCGAAAGACCACTCGACCAGCAATGTGCGGCGCGGCTGGAAGCGCGCCCGTGATGATCTCAACTGGCTTGATTGAGCTTGCAAACTTGCTGGCATCAATTGCCCCCGGCTCAAGGCGAGCAGGGTTCAAAACCCCGGTAAGCTTGGCAGCATCAAAACTCGCAATCTGCTCGTTTGTAATTCCGTTACCAACGTCTGAAGCGGGCACCGTGGCCGTCCACTGTGAACCATCCCAACGGAACAGCTTGTTTAGATCCGTGCGATAGATCAAACGGCCAACAAAGTTTCCAGTTGTTGGATTTGACGTCTGCAAAGACGGAACAGAGACACTCGTCGTGTTGAACTTGGACGCGTCGATTGCACCTTGCGCAATGCGCGCCATGTCAAGCGATCCAGTTAGCTTGGCGGCGTCAAGCGCCGCAATCTTATCGTTCGTGAGCTGACCACTGATGTCCGTTGCGGGGATAGAGGCAACGTACGCGGTGCCATTCCAGCGGTAAAGCTTGTTTTCCGTGGTTAGAAAGACGACTTCAGTTTGCTTGGTGCTTGGAAGGCTGGTTACAACCTTGACAGGCTCCAGGCCAGCTGCAAACTTGGCAACCGTGATCGACCCATCCAGCACATCGCTGACTGGCGGAATCGTGGGCTCCCATGCCCCGTCAATGTACGAGTACAACTGACCGTCAGACTCCAAGAACACGATCTTGGGACCGGTGTACCCGCTTGGGTTTGGCAGCGTTGAAACCTCTGGAATGCCCTCACCCGCCTGAGCTGCACCAGACTGTTGCGTGCTGATGTTCAGGCCAGCGCCGTCAACCGGACGACTGAACTGGTCGTACGCCGCCAGCTTGTAGTAATACGTCGTGCCAAAGTCCACCGAGTCGCTGATGTAGTTCGACGTGGTGTCGTACACAAGGTTGCCGGACGACGGCGTGAAGCCGTTCGTCGTTGAGCGCCACACCAGCACACCAGCAAAGTCGGCGTCAGTTGGCTTGTCGAACGTGATCTTGACGTTGCCAATGCCACCAACCACCGAGATGCCTGAAACCACGGCCGGTGCTGGGTTTGTGAACGTGGCGGTGACAGGGTTGGACAGGTTGTTGTTTGTGTCACGGCACCGAACTTGAATCTGCACGGTGCGGCGCGGGCCACCATCCGCGAGGTTCATCGAGTACGTGTACGCACCAGTCTGAATCTGTCCAGCAGGAGTTGCAGGCACTGTGAAGCGACGAAGCTCGGTGCTGCCAACGGTTTCAATGACACGGATCTCAAAGTCACGCAGCACCGCCGCAACGGACGCGTTTGACGATGGGTTTGTGAACTGGAAGTTCACGTCCAGGCCGCTGAAGTTCGTGCCGCCACCAATGATCTGCAGCGACGTTGGCGCGTTCAGCGGTGAGGCCGAGCCGCCACCAATCGCCAGCGTGTACGAGCCAGTTGCCTTCGACGACAGCACACCACTTGTGCCAACGGCCTGAACCTCGACCTCGTACAAGCCGTCAGCGGCTGGCGTGATCTCAAAGCTCGTGGACGACACATCACGCACGTCCCATGCGCCTGTGTCACGACGAATCTGCAAGCGGTACCCTGACACAACACCTTGGGCTGGACGGCTCCAAGACACCAGCAGCGAACGACGGATGTTGCCGTTGTCATTCACGGCGCCTTCACGGAACGTTAGGTTCTGTGGCGCCGACGTGACCAGCACTGGAAGCTGGAAGACCGGTGTTGGGCCAGTTGGCGTGTTGTCCACACGGCCGAACTTGTTAGGGTCGTACTGCGCTGCGCTGACGGTCCACTCACCCGGCTTTTCTTCGCGCACCGACAGGACCTTGAAGAACCGGGGCGAGATCGCACCAGTGAAGATGATCTTGGCGCCTGGGGTCACCGTGACCGCGTCACCGGAGTACGTGATCGTGCTGCCAGTGCTGCTGATCGAGATCGTGCGGGTCTGCACGCTGCCGTCTGACGCCTGCACATCGAGCGTGTCGCCGTTGGTCACGTTCACGGCACGGTCAAGGGTGAACGTGCCCGAGCCCGACGAGATCACGACGGCCTCGTTCATGACCTGCGCGTACTCGGAGTCAGCGATCTTGACGACCTCACCTGGGGTCAAGCCCGCGTTCTCAAAGCCAACCTTGAACAGCGCGGTTGCAAGGTTCGAGATCGAGGTCTCAACCGTCCACTTGGCGAGACGCATGGCCTGACCTTCCGTGGTCAAGCCGACACCCTCGATTTCCTTCAGGTTGTATCCATAGCGCGCAACGGCAGCGGCGTCCTCGTAGTACGACGGCGTCGCCAACCAGTTCTCGTCTGGGTTCTGCCAGTACACCACACAGGCCGTGGTGCGTGTGTTTAGGGCGCTTGATGAGTACTCGAACTTGCCGTCAATGACGTTTGAGTTCGTCAGCACACGGGACCAGTTCGTTGGCCGGTCTTGAACCAGCTTGACGAGGTTGTTTGCCGTGTACACCACCGCGCCAAACGACGCTGCGAGGTTCTGCAGCATCGACCACGCGTCCTCTTGGCCGTCGAGGTACTGGTGGTTGAATGTATAACGAGGCTCGGTGCCAGAGTACGCACCACCCACAAGAGCTGGCACCAAGCCATCGTTGTACACCGCAGCGTCATAGAAGCTGAACTTGTCGATGTCAGCTTCCGCAATGCCCATGCCGTACCAGGTGTTGGTCAGCAGGTCGTAAAGAATCCAGGCCGGGTTGTCCGTGACCTGTCGTTGAGCCGCAAACGTCCCGTTCCAAGCACCCGTGTACGCGCGAGTAGTCACGTTGTAGTTGCTTGGCACCTTGACCTTGATACCAACGTAGTCAAACGCAACCGTTGGGTACTGCGCGCCAGTCTGGTCAGCCGTGACCGTAACACCCACCACCGCGCGGTTGTTGTACGGCAGTTGCGCGTACTTCAGTTGGGTCGCGGTCTGGAAGAAGATGTCGTTCGCTTTGGAGCTTGACGTGTTGTCAGCCGTCACGCGACGAAGTTGCACACCCCAGGTGCCCGTACCAGCAGGACGCTCAACCGTGTAGTCAATGTCGGACGGAGCGTTCGTTTTGTCGTTCACCCACACGTTCCGAACCAGCTCCCACGCGCCGGCGCCAAGCCGACGGTAGATGCCAAACTGCACCGTGGTCTTGTTGATGTCGCCGTTGTCCTCGGTCTGGAACAGCGCCGGGAAGCGCACCGTGACACGCACCGCGTCAATGTCAGACGTGGCGGTTTGATACGTGACTGGGGTGCTCACCAGCACCTTGGTGTTCACGTTGAAGGCGTTGGCAACCTGTGTAAACCCTGGCAGCACATCCTGCGATGGCAAACCGTACCGCTCGTCAATCTGTACGTTTGGGAAGTTCGGCGATCCGTCCGAGTTCATCACCGGGACGTTGTTGAAGTACACAGCCTTGGCTGGGTTGATTTGGTCCGCAAGGCCGCCTGTCTCACCTTGAGACAACAGAAACAGCACCTTCGCGGTGGTCTTGGACAGCAGGGTGTTTGGGGTCTCAACAGGAGTGCGTGGCTTTGAACCACCACCACCAGCGCCTTTGATTAGTTCTGTCATGGGATTGGACCCTCGCTACCAACGTCAATTACTTCTTGTGGAATCACCACGGCGGCCGAGCTGAAGTCGGACGAGATCACTACCGATGAGGCGCGACGTACGCGGCCATAGATCAGCGGGATCGGACCACCCTGTGTGGTCACGTTTCGGGCGCCGTTGAACAACGAGCTTTGGGCTTGGTCCAGCTTTTTGCTTTGGTCCATGCCCTTTGGCTTGACCAGCATCTCAACGACACCACCAATGACCATGGCCCAACCAGCTTGGACCATCCACGTCTGACCAAAGTACGTTCCAACCGCGATCAGCACGGCGCCCAAGATGATTCGAACCGTGCTGTTTCTGCCTTCGACAACGGGCATAATGTGCAGCACCCGGTTCTTGAGTGGGCGTTGCAGCGTCTCTTCAGACAGGTCGTTTCCAGGCTTCACGGCGCCGTCAACGACGTGCCAGCGACCAGTACGAATGACCTCTTTGAAGCGCGGCCCAAAGCGGCTTTCCAGCGCCGTCATGACCTGGAACATGTTTGAGCACTCAAGCTCGATCTTTTCAGCGAACTCCTTACCGAGCGCGCCGTGCAGCTTGATGGTTCTCATTGCTTGTCTCCCTGGTACCGGAGCGCCGTCACGATGTACCGTGCCCACGTACCGAAGTCCTCTTCCTGCGAGATCCGACCGGCCCAGTGCGACAGCACGCGGTTGTCACCAACGTAGATGCCAATGTGGTTTGGGACCTTGGAGCGCACCTGATACAGCAGCGCATCGCCGTGCTGCAGCTCACTTAGCGGGATCTCCACAAAGCCAAAGCTCGCGTAGTGCTCCGCAATGTGGTTTTCGCCCTCTTGATTCCAGAACGGGGTACGCGCGACGTTTGGTAGCACCAACCCGCGCTCGGCGTAGTACCAGTCCTGGGCCAGCGAGAAGCAGTCCTGCAGGTTGTGAATGAAGTCCCGGCCAACCAAAGGTGGGCGGTTGCTTGGGTTGCCCCAAAACCGTGGGTCTTCGCAGGTTTGTCCGTCAGTCACACACAGCGCCCACTCAACGGCGGTGTTGAGCTGCCCAACCAGATCAGCATGTGAGGGAGCACGCGCGTCGTGGCTTGGGTTCTTGTCGGCGTAGCCGACCGTGTGCGAATGCACAATGATGTCCGGCTCAACCAGCATTAGATCGGCTGGGAACTCGAACGCGTGCTCTTTGTCTTCGGCGAGGTTCGCAACAGGGTAGAACACCCCGTCCTTGATGTACCCGCAGCCCTCTTCCGGCCACACCGAGATCAGGTGCGCCTTTAGGGCTTGTAGAGTTTCATCAGACAGTGGGTGCTGCGTCATGCCGATTCATCAGGGTGTGCATGTATTTACCCACCCTGAGTGATCGGCCATCAGTCAGCTCTGAAGAGTCCAGCTCCTGGGAACTCGTTTCGGAGAACCTGCTCGCGCGGCAGCTTAATCTGCTTGTTGTCCAGCACCGAGCACAGCTTGAACTCAATCTGGTCTTTGGTTTGCGACACCAGTTGGTGCACGAGGTACACCTGCTGTCCAAAAACTTCAGACGGGGTGTCAAGCAGGTTCTTGAACGTCAAAAACCGCGTGACCTTTGCGCCTACCAAGTCTTGGTACAGGCCCAAGTACGACTGGATGTACTTGGTGACGTTGCTGATGCGAAGGGTTGGCTGTGGTGGCGATCCGTTGGAAGCCGTTTCAAAGCCGTCACCCTGAATTGGGAACGCAATGTACGTGTTGCCGTCAAATCGAATGGCGTCGGGGTATGGCTGCCACCACGATGAACCGGGAACGGCTTGATACTGTGTCAGCGGACCGTACTCAAGCTGCGCGCCCCACAGAAACAGGCCCTCGCCTGCATTCACAGGATCAAAAGCTGCGCCGTTAGACTGCACCATTTGCAGAATGGCGCTGCCACCAGATACGCCACCAGATCCAACGTCGGCAAGTGACGCGCTGCAGCGGTACCAACCATCGCCAACGCTTTCAATGCGGGCATCAGACATGGTGAAGCCATTGCTTGTGCCAAACCCAGTGAACGTTCCGTTTTGCAGATTGAAAGTGGCGAACGGGAAGTTTGTGGTCGCTGTTCTCGTGCTAATGTAAAGCCTTAGGTGTTGGCACTCTGCAGCTTTTGCGTACACAGAAACAGTTGCAAAGCTGTTGCCCACCAACAAGGGATTTGGTGTTTGTGAAACCTGCCGCTGAACTTGAAGACCTGTCGTTGCAGTAAGCTTTGACGCGCCTGTGCCTCCAATGGGGTCTGCGTGCCCAATGGTGACTGCGACTTCGTTGCCAGTGTCGTTGAACTGCGACCAGGGACGAGTTGCACCAGCCTCTGCGGTATTGCGAAGGTCCTCTGTAAACGTCAGCAAGTTCCGGCGCTCAACCTTGGCGTTGGGCGTAGGCGTCAGATAGAAGACCTCGTTGACGCCAATTGGGTTAAGGTCAATGGTGTACAGCTCAATCAGCGCACTCAGCACTGACTTTTGGAGTTCAGTGTTTAGGCTCATACGTCAAAGACCTGCTTGAGTGTGGCTGACACCGAGTAGATCTCGCCTGCCAGTGCCGACTTGCTGTACGCGCTGATCACGTACTTCTTGCTTGCGGCGTCACCAGGGGCTTGCCAGGTGAAGTAATCCGCGCCTTTGGCAGCCTCTATGGCGTTCACGACCGTGGTGAACTCGGACGCTGTCAGGTTGTCCCAAACAACATCCCATGAGTGAATCGCGTTGTTGATGCCATCTGGCGCCCGTTGGCTGTACCCGTTCCCGTACTGGGACATGAGCACGCGGAACTCAACGCCAGCGGATGACGCCTGCGAGATTGCGGTCTGAAGTGGAAGGGCTACGGGCATGTTGTCTCCTTAGGCTCGCGCGTACAGCATGCCGCCTGGGCGCATTTGATCGGCCAGTGTGCGCTTGGTGGTCGCCTCGGTGGTCTTCTGGATCTCGCGCAACAGCTCGGCTTGGCGCTCGGCGCTGTCCACCGACCCAATCGACACACTGATGTTGTTGTGAACGCTGACGTTTTTGGGGCCGCTTTGCTGGGCGACCACACCAAGCTTGCCGTCAGAACCACGCTTCAGCGGCATGATCGCTTCTGGTCCAGCTTCGCCCATCACACCAACACGGCCACCAGACATACCAAACGCGGTCGGTCGATTGACGACGCCACCCTTGGCAAAGAACTGCACGCCGTTCGAGAACGCACCACCGTCAGCAAAGAACCCACCAAAGGCCGACTTCAGCGCGTTCAACATGAGTTGCTTGGCGATCATCTTGGCAATGTCGGCCAGGAATGAGCGAGCAAACTCCTTGAAGTTCAGCTTGCCTGTGGTCACAAAGTCTGCAAACGCGTCGGACGAGCGATCAGCAAACTCCGTGAAGGCGCTCTTGCCCATCTCGGCCGTTGTCATGAGCTGGCGATTCACTTCGCCCAGTGCCTGCTTCATACCATCCGTGAAGCTGCCGTCCTTCCAAGACTCGTCAACCTCAGCAATGGCGTCCTTGATCTTGGCAACCGCGCTGGCGTACGACTCGGCATCAAGCTTGCCGGTCTGGTAGTCCGCGTTCATCTGTGTCAGCAGATCGCGGTAACGCAGTGTTGGGTCAGCAAGATCACGGTAGCCCTGAATGCGCTGCATCAGAGCCATGTACTCTTCTTGTGCGTTCCGACGCGCCGCTAGTGCAATCTCGCGCTCGCGCGTCTCGCGTTCTTCAAGCAGCTTCTCGGTTGCCAGTGCGTACTTCTCGTACGACTTGTACTCAGCTTCGGCGTTTGCGTCGCGGAAGTCACCACGATACTCACGCTCGCGCAACTTTGGCTGCTCTGGCTTGGACTGTGTGGGCGTGCTTGGCGCATCTGCCCCAACGCGGTACTGCGCAAGTCGATCACCTGGGCTTGGAGTTGGCACCCTCGAAGCGGACGCAAACTCAACCGCTGCCGCTGCCTGCACGCGAGCGGCTTGCAACAGAATCTGCGCGTTCTTTTCTTCGGTCTTAAGGGTCTCAACTGCGCGTTGGCGTGTTTGCTCGGCTTCCTTCAATCGAGCATCCAAGCGAGCCGTGATCTGGCTGCGGAAGCTGCCATCGGTCAGCGACTGCAGTGGTGCCGAGACCGCCTCAGCGATGGCCTTGCCGTACGCCTGGGCCTTGGTCACCATCTCAGCGAGATAGGCCAAACCCGTGCCAATGGCGGTGCGGATGCGATTTGGCAGCATCAGCCACGTATCTGAGGTTTCGGCTACCGACGTAGAGCTGAAGCTCTTGATCCAGTTGAAGATGTTGGAAACCACCTTGGCGATGTCGCCAAACAAGTTGCCCCACTGCGCGCGAAGCGCCAGCATGTACGCGTTGAAGCCGCCAGCCGTGAAGAAGTTGCCCAGCCAGTCGAACCAACCGGCAACCTCACGCACCATGGATGCAACAACGCTGCCAAGACCTGAGTTGGAGATTGAGGTCACCAGCTTGGTGAAGCTGTCGCCAAGGTTCGAGATCGCACCATCAAGCGTGTTCATGCGCTGTTCCATTGCGCCCGCGAACTCGACCTCACCCAGCCGTGTCAGGTACTCTTCAATCTCACGGCTGTTGTTCTTGACGGTGGTGGCAACACCACGGAACGTGAACGTGACGTTGTCGCCCTCTTTCTTGGAGCGGATGCCAAACTCCTTCAGACGCTCGAACTCACCGGTGGCAGCATCAGCCACCGCCTCGATCATCTGATTGAGGTCCTTGCCGAGTGCCGACGCCGTGTTGCCGTACGCGGTCAGCGCACGCTCAGACGGGGTCAAGCCAAGGTTCACCAGCTTGTTGAACCCATCAACCACTTGGTTTAGATCGTACGGAGTCTGCGAGGCAAAGTCCTGCAGCGCCGTCATGGCCTCGGCGGCCTTCTCAGCGGATCCGGTTGCCGTGATCAAGCTGGCGTTCAGGATCTCGGCTTCACGCGCCACATCAATGAACTTGGTCACCGACATGACTGCCAGCAGCGGTGCTACCAGTGTCTTGACGGCCATCGTGAGCTTGCCAACACCAGATGCCGCGAGGTTGCTGCCTGAAGCGATGCCTCGACCGGCGCTCTCGCCTGCACTACCTGCCTGATTCAGCTTGCCTTGCGCATCGGCCGCTTCGTCGCCAACCTTGGCAAGCTTCTTCTCGGCGTCATCAAGGGCCTTGGTGTTCGCCTTAAACAGCAGTGAGACAATGTCCATTACGCGCCCCGATCCATTGATGCTTCGATGTAGGCAGCGTCAAGTCGCAACAGCGCACGTACCTCCCATGGCTCAAGCGTGATGTCCAGCAGCTCGCTGAAAGCTTTGAGTTCGGTGAAGCTGATTGCCAACGGCCCGTTAAAGCCACTGCCTCTTGCTCTATTTATGAGAGCAAAGTGCGAGATCAGGTACTCAAAGCCGTTTGGGATCTCGGGAGGCACAAGCTGTGCCTCAAGCTCAGCCGTTGGGCGGCCGGCTCGTTGAAGTTGCTTGATGGCGGCTTGAAGATGGCGCTCTTTGGAGACACCATCTTTTCCGGGGTGCTGGGTCTCTACGACCCAGCGGATGTAGGTCTCAAGCTTCTGATTCAGGCCGTCGAAAGAAGTTTTGCCGTGTAGCGGCGTACCTCACAACCTGTTCAGCGATGAATGACAGCTCGGGCTTGGACAGCAGCTCAACGGCTTTTTCGTGTGAGTACGGCATTGGGGTGCCGTCTTCGTTTTCGAGACCGGTCCAACCGACCACGCAAGCGGCCACCACCTCAGCGGCGCGCTGCTCAAGCAGGTCAAAGTTCTTGCCATCCTCGCTAAGCTGCATGGCGAACTTCTTGCCGACCTCGTGCACCTGCTTGCTGTCGTGACCAACGATCTTCATGACGATGCCCGTAGGCTCGCCATCAACGAACTTGATGGGCAGGTCTCGGGCAGTCGGCAGCAGTGAGCTAACCTTCATCAAGCGCTCCGCGTGATCTGCAGCGACGTGGCTGAAGCCGAGTCGTACACAGCCGTGAAGCCAAGCTCAACCAGCACCGGGCCAGTGTCAGCACGCTGCAGGGTGCCGCTCGTGTAGCGGACATCAGGGAACGTGAAGGTCAGTGTCTCGGCAGGCGAACCAGCCGACAGCACGAAGCTCAGCGACGACGTGGTGCTGTTGCGGTACTTGTTGTACAGCGTCACGGACTCAAACAGCGCGGTCACGGTGCCGGTCACCTCAGCGCGGCCCAGCGTCATCGAGCGATACGACGAGCTGCCCAGGGCGCGGTTGCCAGCGAGGTTGTTCGTCAGCTCAAAGGTGATGCCGGTGACGAACGCGACTGGTGCGCCGCCTTCGTTGATCGTGCCACCTTCGTGGAAGAACACATCCTTCTTTGTGATCGCGGTTGGCGTCGAGTCAATCGACGTGCCAGTGAACGCGGTTGCAGTCGAACCCATCAGGCCGAACGTTGCTTGAACAAGCGCGTCAGGCGTCACTTCCATCGACAGGCTGTTGAACGTCACACCGTTGAACACCCGGAACTGCGCGATGTCCATAAAGCCTTCTTCAAAGGCGAACGAACGAGCGGTGTTGCCAATCTTCAGTACGTTGGTTGTCCAAGTGCCACCAAGCGTGGCCTCAAGGAACGTGTCGTAGTTGTCGGGCGCCATTTCCACGACAAGCGAACCCTCGGCTGACAGGTTGCCGCGACGTGAAAAACCGATCTGGCGGTCAGCACGAATGGCAGCGCTGTTGAGCTGCTCAGAGGTCAGGTCCGCGTCAAACGACACGAACTCGATGAGCTGGGTTTGTGGGGTGGCTGGCGTGGTCCCGAAAACGGTCTCAGGGATAAACGCAAGCTGGCGACGGCTGTTAGATGCGGCCATGGGTGCTCCTTAATGGGCTATGCGGTATTTACTTCGGTCAGGCAATGGACCACCAAACGACCATGATTGGCAGCATGTAAAACGTCTCTACACGCTGTCCGACTTCGCGGTACGCCATCTCGACCACGACGCTGGTGCCGTCTAGCGACACGACCAAACCTCGTGGAAAGTGCGCGATGACCTCGTCGGCCATCACGTTTGCGGTTGTTGCGCCGTCGTCCGTTGGGACGAACAGGTCAATCTGGTACAGGCCGCGTCGAAGATCACGGCCTTGCGCGCCAACCGAGAGCTGACTTGGACGGGCTGGCAACAGCGTGGCGCGTGAGAACGACTGACCAGTGCGGCCGATGTTGCGGGTGTTCTCAAGCTGCAGCGGCGGCAGGTTAGCCAACGTCTGCAGGTGGTTGTCCAGGGCCGCTTGAAGATTTGCGTAGCTCATTTCTTGGCCCTCTCCATTGCGACCTTTGCGATGTCCTGGGACTCAAGCAGCGTCCGACGCAACATACCTCGCGGCGCCATCTTGGGCGTGCCGTACTCGACGTACGACGCGTAGTCTTGGACGTTCCAGATCTCGATGTCGGTTTGCTTCATCGTGAAGCCCCAGCCGTTTTGCAAGCGACCAGTGATCACGGGCGTCTTTTCCTTGACGCGCTCCATGAACTCGACACCAAACTCGGACTTGAACTTGCGAAGCCGTGTGTTCAGACCAGCGAAGACGTTTTGGATGATTGCCATCAGACCACCGTGAGCTTGTAAAGCAGCGTTGTGGTCGTTGGACGCACGATCTCAACGCCCGTGACCTTGTACGTAATGCGCTCGGCCACAACCGTGTCGCCGACCTCAACCTCACGCACCAGACCTGACAGCAGCAGCACACGCTCAGTCATGGCGGTTTGCGCCAGCACCGACGAGGCCGGTGTCGTTTGGTCCTGCTTGGTCTTGTTCACGAAAACGCCAGAGCCGCTGCCAACCGAGGCACCAGCTCGCGACACTGAGACACGCATTCCAACCGTGCTCAGAAGCTTGTCGGCAATGCCGGCCATGCGTGCGTAGTCCATCAGCGCACCAGCTTGAATGAGGCTGCCGAGGTCAGCAGCGGGGCCAAGATCACATGGATCTTGTGCAGGAAGTTCGTGCGGTACCCGATGTCGTGGTACGTGCGCGAGGTCCTGATCACATCAACCTCAATGGTTTCCTGCTTTACGACCGGATCTGACTGCGCGTACACGTTGGTGCCCGACTCGATCAGCATTGCCAGCTCGACCGTGGCGTGCGCAACCTCAATCGGAATGCCCGTGAAGCTCCGGTAGTTCCCAAAGCTGTCCACGAGGTAGTAGTCCGTTGCGCTGTCCACATCTGACGACGTTGGACGACGCGGCCACATCAGCGGCTGCTCCAGGTTGTCTTTGAGACCAATGAAGCGCGCGCCGTACAAGCGGTCGAGCGCAAGAGTTGCCTGCTTGAGACTTTTCACGGGGTCAGTGAGGGCGTCCAGGCCAGCCAAATCTGCGTACGCTTCCGCGTCCGCTTGGCTGATGTATGTGTTTTGGCCGACGATCAACGTCATTCGGACCTCCAGAAAGTCAAAAGGGAACGGTTTCCCGTTCCCTTATTTACCTAGCTAGGTGCTAGATCAGACCGTGACGTTCCACAGACCGGCGACTGAGCGAACCGAGTGCACAGCGAAGGTGCCGTACATCTTGACGCGCTTGATCATCACGTCGGCGCTTTCGCTCCAACCGATGTCGTCAACAATCAGACCGCCGGCTGAAGGCAGCACGCCGGACATGCCGAGCTTGCGAGTGCCGTCGTCGAAGCAACCTGCGAACAGGTGCGTTTGGTTGCCAGCGGTACCGCCGATCACGTCCGTTGGGATGAAGTCGTTGCGGAAGATTGGAATGCCGTTCCACGAAGGAACCTGCACACCAGCCAGCTCGGTCATCGTGACACCACCAGCAGCGCGCTGCAGCGACAGGATCTTGCGAACAGCGGCGCTGTTGCCCATCAGGAACTGAGCGTCAGAAGCGGTGACGGCGTGAACCAGCTCATCGAGCATGTCCAGCGTCAGAGCAGCGTTGGCCTTGTCCAGCTTCTGAGCAGAGAACGCGGCATCAGAGCCGATCATCTTGATCAGACCATCGAACTCAGCGGTGTTGGTCACACCAGTGTCGTTCGAAGCGGAAGGCGAAGCGCTGTCGCCCGAAACCATCATGCGCTGGTACTCGCGACCAATGGCCTTAGCCTTGGCAGCAACCTGCATAGCGACAGGGTCGTTGCCAGCACCTTCACCAACGCCTTGTGCGACGTCCTGACCAGCGATCTCAGCGTCACCAGCGATGGTGACCAGAGCTTGCGCGATCTGCGTGAAGGTTGGAGCGCCCTTGGCGTTCGTGGTTGCAACACCACGGCCACCAACGATCACGTTGCCCTGCGCGTTTTCACGGTTGAAGGCGTACGCGTTGCCGTTCACGGTGTTGAACGGAAGCAGTTGGTACAGCGGGTTGATGGTGATGATGGACTCGGCCAGGCCAGCAGCCAGGTCGTCGTAGCCAAGCTTCTTGACTTCGGAAAGGGTGATCAATGCCATTTGAGGCTCCTATTGGAAAAGGTGCTGCCGTACTTAGCGGCGTTTGGCCAATCCAGCCGAGATCAGGTCCACAGCGGACTTCTTCTCAACTGCCGGTACCGGCCGGTTCGGTTTTGTCGCACCCGCCCCGCGTGATGCGTTGAAGAGGTGTGGTGCCTTTTCAGCAAGAGCAGCCATCCAGCCGTCAACCGTGAGGGCCTTGCCTTTGGCGTCGAGGACACCATCAGCGGCAACCAACTCACCATCGACCACCTTGAAGGCAGCCTTTGCACGAGCGTGCACATCCTCTAGAGCCGTCTCTGACACACCGTGCTTGAGAGCGGCTGCTGAGACCGCGTTGTCTCGAACGATCTGCTCAAGCTTGGTACTGGTACCAGTGAGCTTCTCGGTCAACTCCGCGACCTGCTGCTCGTATGCGGCCTTCATTTCGGCGGCCTTAACGAGCGCTTGTTCTTCAATCTTGGCGCTGAGCTTCTCTGACGAGAACTCACCGCTCTTGAACATCTGCTCAAAGCGAGCAAGCTCTTCGACCTGCTTCTTCAAGTTGATGTTCGTGTCGCGAAACTCTTTGAGCTTCGACTTGTGCTGTTCGGCTTCCGAGACAGGAACTACCCCATCCACCTTGAGCTTGAAGACGCCGGTTCCGGTGTCCTCGTAGTAAGACTCCAGCCCCGCTGGGATCTCGTTGGTTTCAAATTTCAGCATCGCTTAACCGCCCCCGGCGGCCCTTGTGGTCGATGCTGTATTTACTGATTTACGCCGGTAACTACAGTCGGTTCGGGTGCCGGAGGATTCGCGGCAAGCGCGGCAAGCTCCGTTTCCACGTCCTCGATCAGCTCGCCGTCGTACAGACGCTTGAGCAGTGATTCCAGCGTGAGCGCGCCAGCGGCGTACGCCTCCAGCAGCGACTTCATCTCGGTCGGGTCAACCTGCGCGGCCGTGAAGTCCTTGTTCAGCTCCACGGTTGGCACGGTGCTAGACCCGGCCCAGTTGTTGTACATGGTCAGGGCCGCGATGAGACCGTGCTCAAGGGCCAGGGCCATCGTGATCAGCACGGCACTTTCCGACCCCGCACGAAGCTGCAGGGCCTCAGCGGACTCCACACCGCGCTTGACGGTCAGCAACCGTGAACCGGCCGAGTACATCTGCTCTTCGAGGTGCTGGATGTGCTCCTTGATGGCGCCCAGACCAGATCCGCTGAACTCAAGGTACCCAACCGTTGAACCGGCCGTCAGGTGCCACACCTGATCCGTGCCAATGGCAAGCTTCAGCACCGGGTTGTTCGGATCCGCGAGCTGCAGGTCACCTGCGATGTACGGTTGTGGCAGCGCCGTGAAGTGCAGCCCGTGCCCGTGGTCAACCGAAGTGCGGAAGTGCTGCACGTTCAGCTCGGCCAAGCCAGCCAGCGGCGGCGTGTACACCTCGGTGCTGTTGTCGTACGGGGTGACGAACCAGAACGGGATCTCGGACAGCGCGGCACCACGCACCAACGGCACGCGCGTGTCGATGATCTCAAAGCGATCACGACCCGTCTGACGCCACAACCGGACCTCGTACTGCCCTGCCTCGTTGATGCGAAGCTCACGCCACTGCGGCACGGACTTCACAACAAAGGGATCGTCCTTGTCTTTTTCGATGACCGATTCCTCAATCACGATGAAGTCGTTGCACCAGTTGATGACGTGCTCGGCGCTGTACGCGATGAGCTTTGGCGACCCGCGCTCTTCGTCGTAATCGACGTGCAGCCCTAGCCTGCCTTGCACCAGCAGCGTGCGGTACGCGCGTTGCAGGAACTCTTCAAAGTGCGTGTCGTCAACAACCGGCTCGTCACCGACCAAGCCACTCATGCTGTACGGCTTGCGAAGCAGCGCGCCGACCAACGCAAGCAACGAGCGCTCAGTGACGTTGTAGTACGCGGCGCGCTTGACGTACGCTTCCCAGGCGGCCTGTGACTGTCCTGTCAGGCGAGGCACAAACTCTTCGCGTCGAACCGAGCCCTCCACCGCCGCTTCAGTCAGCTCAATGCGTGGGTACGCCTTTTCGAATTCGTAGTGACGGGTGTTGACTGGCATGGCGAGTTCCTAATGCGGTATTGGGTATTTACCCAGCCGCTATCACGTACCCACCAGCCGAATGTTCGGGGAGCCCGAACCACGCACCGGCCAGTTCGTGAACACGAAGTACCCCAACGCGTCCAATGGACCGTCAATCAGCGTGTTCTTGGTGCTTGGCAAACCGATCTGGACGCCCTTCTTCGGCTTGTCGTCCTTGTCCCACACCTGAGTCATCAGTGACTTGTGCAGACCTGGGCATGTCGTGCGGTTGATGTGCAACCGACGATCACCAAAGCCGTTCAGGAACAGCGCGTTCACCGAGTTCGCACGATCTCGAATGCGCGGATGGCTTGCCATGACCCGCAGCATCAGGCCGCCCAGCCGCATGATCGCGTGGTCAGTGTTCTCGGCCGAGGACTTCCGCGCGCTGCCGGCCGGGTCTGGATACACGATCAGGGAGTACCCGGCGTACCGCTTCTTGAGCTCGTCAGTCAGCTCTTGGGTGTTGA